ATCTTATTGCGTAGTTCTTCGACATAACTGTCTAACGTCCTATGTGAGTCCTCGATGTAATCAATGATTCTGACTTCACCCGATCCTGATCGCTGCACCATTGCAATACTCATAGAATCATTCCACCCTAAATCCCAAACGGTGTGGACTTTTAGCATCGGATCATAAGGTGCATTACATAGACGCTTATCTAGCATCAGCCTAGCTATCTCATGGGCATAGATTGCACCTTCAACAGCAGGACGACATTGACCGTCCCAGATGGTTTTGTAGCCCTCTGGATCACGTTTTAGCCAGCTCAGTCTTTCTTTGTCTAATTCTTCTGGGAACCAAGGATTGTCTGAATAATTAACTTTGATTACGATAGAGTCATCTGATGGACTGATGACAAACCGCTGATAAGTTTCATCAGTGTCCAACTCAGGATTAAAGGTAATCCAGATTTCTGAGCCTGGCGAACGGATCGTAGGTACAAGTGCATCCCATGATTTCTTAGTAACGACCTGAGCCTCTTCGCACCAACAGATTGAGCAATTCTCAAATGATTTAAGATTGACGATTGATTGTTGACGAATACCAGCAAAAACAAACTCAGAGCCATTCTTACAAATGATGCGACTTTGTTGAATGGTAAATAAATCAGAAAACCCCATGTCCTCTATTTGTTTCTTAAGCAGGTAGTGGACAGATTCTTGGATCGAGTTTTGCATCTCTCTAGCACAGAGTATGCGTGTTGGTTTTTCTATGGCTTTAATAATGAGGAGTCGTGCTATTGTCCAGCTTTTACCGCTTCCTCTTCCTCCATAAGCTACCTTGTAACGCATAGGCTCTAAGAATGGCAGCAGCTTCTTTGGTATATCTATTTCAGCGTCAATGTTATTTACCATTGATTTTTATGCCTACGTTAAAGTTACCGGTGACTACCAAGTTATCCGTGTAAAGCTGCGCTACTTTTCCTCTTGCTACTTCAGCAGATATTGCCGCTGTAAAACTCTCAGCATCTTCTGCTTTCTTGCCTAAGTGTTCTAGTCTGGCAAGGTGTGACTCTAGTGTAATTCCAGCGGCCTCAATGATGGGTTTCTTGAGTTCTTCAACCCTTGACCTAATCTTACCGTCCGCCATTAGTTGTGAAGCCTTGACCTGAGTTGATTCAGGCTTTGTTTCTGGCTTAACATTGTATGCAGACCGATAAGCATCAGCCTGTGTCATTCCACTAGCGACAGCAATAGCAAATGCTTCTTGCTTAGGCGTTAGCATCTACTTGATCCTGCTTTCCACAACACTTAACCGAGATTCAATAGCACTTAACTCTTTGCGTATATCTCGCTCTATGCTAATTAATGTCTCGTTGATGTCTGTTAGTCTTGAGTTAAGCTGATTAGCACTCCAGCCGATTATCATAATCAGCACGGAGATAAGACCACCAATGACCGGCATCAGGATTGATGTATCACTCATTTAGTTACTCCTTTGGATTTTTCGAATGAGCGCATACCAGCAAGACCTAATAGTCCTAGTAATATTTGCAGGGTTAATTCGGTGTTGATGATTGGGAACAGTCCTGTGTAGGTAAACAAGACGGTAGCTACAAATCTAGCGATAGGCTCAACTAAGGCCGCATATAATAATGAGACACCACAAACCCAGCCGATTGCTGGTCGCCATCCTGATACAAAGAGTGATGTGTTTGCTGCTTCTACTTTATTGATTTCTAACTGTGATAGTTGTAACTGGTAACTGTTGTTGATTTCAGCGGCTGCAGCTTCTAGCTTTCCTTTTAGCTCAAGGTCAGCATCGGGAAAGAATTTATCAAGTCCTGTTTTGATTAAATCAAATCCTGCTGTAAAGGGATCAAGCGCCATAGTCACCCTTTTTCATTTGAGTGGATAATTCTAACGCTCTGTTACCAACATCTTTTGACCATTTACTGGCTAACATTTCGACTGATGCTTTTGCGTAATCACCCGCTTCGATTAGCAATAAAGTCTTTTTGAAAGCAAGCAATCCTGTTATGCCCATGTTGAAGGCCATATTAATAAGTACGTCTTGGCGAGGAGTATCTAGCTTGGAAAAGAAAGGTAGTGTTACTTCGAGTTGGTGACGGCATTGAGTAATCATGAGCTTTAGGATCCGCTCGGCTTCTACCTCATTTATGCTTGTTTTGTAATACTGTGCTATTTCTATTGAACTTAAGTGAAGGGGATTTGCTTGAAGGTTGTATCCGTATCCTATTGTTTCCTTACCAGCACTACAAAGATAAACCCGTTTTCGGTAGCCTTCGTGTCGCTTTAATTGTTCAATCAATTTATCCATTATACCATATATAGTGTTATTGCAATAGTTTCTACTTTAAGAAGGAACTTTCATCAGCCCTGAATTTAACCACTTTCTTTCTATTCTTGTTAGTTGTTTTAAGCGCCATTAAAAATACTCACTGTCATCATCTTTCCATATGTCATCAAAAACCTTCAGTGCATACTTAACTATGCAGCCGGTAACACCTATCACAAAAATTGCAAGCGCAATCACTCCTGCTAGTAGTTGCATATCCATTCCTTACCTCTGATGTTCTATCTTTAAGCCATTGTTGATATAACGCTTTTCACCGCAATTTTTTCCATAGCACCATTTCTGATTCATGCTGTACAACATCATCCAGTTATCATGTTCACATTTCTTGAATTTCTTTGGCACGTTAAATAAGTTTACTGGACCAAAGGTAATCATTGGCCACTCGATCATAGTAATAACTTCTCAGGTATTAATAGATCAGCAATTAACTTTACATACCCATTAACGTCATGCCATGAGTCATGGTAGTCTGGATCACCATTCAATATTCTTCCTACCTTATGCGCTACCATTTCTAAACACTCTTTCTGATCGTCTTTAAGAGTATTCCAGTTAGGGCTATCAGACATTGCTCGTTTAATATTTTGGGTAATCCTGGCATGTTCTACAAAAGAACCATACCTACTACCTCTTTCTTCTAGTGTTGTTTCTATATTCATGTAATTACCTTCAGAAATGCTTTATGTCTAGCTGGATCAGGTGATAAACCTTCCTCTACTACTATCTTCCAAAACAAGTCATGGAAATCTGTTTCTTCCTGATCCGTTGGGTTTCGCCTGTATAATTTTCTGCACTGATTGAAAAGATAATTATTGTTTAATTCGTCCATGTCATCCATTTGTCTGCTCATCACTAAAATACCCTGCAATAATAAATAGCCAAGTGAACTCAAATCCATTTTCATCAGTTGATATCCAAGGAAATAAAGTCCACTCTTTTAGACTTAAAAAGCACCAATAGATCATTGCGCTGCTCTTGTTATATTTTCCTTTAACAAAGTTTTTGCATGTTTAGCGACCTTGTAACGATCAATGCTTCCCCATCTAACCCGACTAGGTATGGCTGCAATGTAGCCTTGAAGAAATGTAATTCGGTCACAGTCATCAGGTCTAAATGTTCCTATTTGATTGATATATTCAATCTCGGCATCAGTAGACCAAGCAACAGCTTCTTTTTCTTTTTTAACAGGTAACATCAGCATCCCCACCAAGTTGAGTAAATTACATAAATCATAAATAAAACTGTTGCGTAGAACGGTAGAACAAACCAATCAATCATTTTCTAATCTCTCTTACTGTGATGCCGTACTTATCCAACATCAGCTTGCGTTTAATAATAAATTCCGGTGTAGACTTACCGCCCTTAACATCTTCAACTATCAAGTTTCCATTCTCGATATATTCAAAGTCAGCTAGGTAATGACAGGCTCGTTCCATTTTTCCATCTGATCGCCTTTGCTTTGGTATCAGTTCATATTTAGATTGCAGTTTTAGTTCAGATATAACCCCAGCATTGCGTAGTACATGTAACTCTACATAACGGTTGGCTTCTGCTTTACTGGCAAACTCATGCCCATTGATGAGCGTCTTGCAGTTCTTATACTTTGAGTAAGCCATGCTCTATCCAATAGTTCTGAGTTCTTTCCACACCCTGCCTGTGAGCCAATTCTGCATAATCCTTGTCAAATAGCCGTGTCCTTCTATCTATCTCATCATGGCAGCTGCTACAGCAAAATGCACCATGTATGTCATGTTTCTTCAATGCCATACCGCCTCCACCTAAATGTGCCAATACCACTGTTTCAGGATTAAAATTACATATGCCAGGCAATCTAACTAAGCAGTTTTGCCCTCTAGCGCTTTCTCGTAATTTACTCATAACCCATAGACTCATATTGTCTTTTTGACATAGGCACTTTGACACCTCGATCTGCTGCTACAGATTCTAAAAATGCCATCCAATCTGGCCATTCATCTTTTTTAAACTCCCTTGTTTTGTGTCCTAACATGACCATTCCACCATCTAATCCTTGAGCAATGCGTCCTGTTTCTTGTCGATAAGCGGCTGTTAGAATATCTTTCCACTCTTCGCCTGTGAGTTTGCACATAGCACCATTGACCGGCCACAGCAGTTGTTGGCTAAATGCGTTTAAAATAGGCCATTGGACTGCGTTGTGAGCTAATGTTCGCGTTACTTTCTGAATCGTAACCATCATGCTTTTATCAGTTGGTAAATCACCTATGGTTTTCTGTGCATGAAAAGCACCACGCTCATCAATGACAAATGTTACTTTCACCAGCTCACGCTCGATTTAGGTACAGTCATATTGCGTTTTTGTTGAAACTTACCTTCATGCATAATTAACCTGTCTTTATGCTTCATGGCTTTAGCTTGTATGCCGAATGTGCTTTCTATCATCTCTGTAAACTCGTGCATTTTCAGTCAGGAAGCCGCTTTCATAATGACGTAATCGTTGTAGTCGCATTTACGTCCATAATCTTCAACGGTTTCTTGATTCACTAAAATAACAACTCGAACTGTTTTACCTTCTTTAACTTTCAATCTATTTGCTAATTCATAGGCTGCTTTCTGGCCGGTAAAACTCTCATCTGCATCGGCATAAATCCATACGACTTTTACGATCTCAGGAATCACAATATTGACCATTGCTTGTGCTGATCCTGCCGCCCAACAATGAATACCTTGATCCTGTCTAACTGATAACGCGGTTTCTATGCCTTCTGATATAGCCAGCACTTCTTCAGCCTCAAACAACCTAATAGCACTCCCTACCATTGGACGCATGACCGGCAATATCTTTCTTGCTATCTTTACCGGTGCTTTCTCACCGTCATTTGTAAGGTAAGTGATGTGATAGGTTGCCACTTCTCCTGTTGGCGTTCTAAACACCGATACCATTGCTGGATACGTGCCGGTTTTAACGCCATCCTCCCAGTAATCTAAACTAGGATGTTCGTAGCAATCAGCATCGGGTAATACTGATATGCCTCGTTTTGCAAGATACAAAAAAGTGGCTGTGTCAGGCGTGATATGTTTTAACCCTGCATGAATCTTGCGTATTCTGGCCTCTGCTTGTTGCGTATCTGCAGGCTTTACAATTTGTAGTGGTGTCGTCATAACAGTTGGCCTGATTAAGTTAGTTGTTTCTTTAAATGACAAACCCGTGTGTTCGATAGCCATGTCTATCGGTTGTTTGTGTCCACATTGGGAGCAGTAATAAAACTCTTTGGCTCTATCCCATCTGGCTCTGTCTTTACCGCCACAAAATAAGCAGGGCTGATGCTTGCCATTAAATAACCTTGCATCGATGCCCAAATTAGTTAAAACACCACTCCAGCGACCAGCACATTCTTGCTTGATATCAACTCTCATGCCGCTGCCCTCTTAGCAAAAGCAATATGACTATGCTTGATATAACCAATCGTTTCTTGGCTGGGAGGTATAGGTTGTGCGCTGTTCTTTCCGTGTGGCCATTCGTTAAACTTCTTTCTGAAAATAGCCAGGGCAAACTTACTGCTTTTACCGTTCTGTTTTGCATACCCTAATAGCTCGGCATAAAACGTCTTTTTATCAACGGAGCGTATCTTTACAACCTCTTTCAAGTCTGCCTGATGTATCGGTACTGGCATGCCTTGTGGAATAGACTCATAGCCACAGTTTGGGCATGAACGTCTTGATCTGAACACCGTTCCACAGTCACCACATATAATGTCTTTTGGCTCTTTCTTTTCTTCTTTTGTCTTTTTATTCCGATCCTCAACTGACTCTTTGCCATCAAGTGACCATTCAAAGTCATCGGTTGCAAATCCAAGTCTTTCGATAATGCCAGCGTGATCTATAACAATCCCATGTGTCTTACCATTGCAGATTCGTGTAACTCTGCCCAAGCACTGTAAATACATCGCTATCTTGCGTGTAGGACGGGCTAAAACCACACATTCCAAATTAGGTATGTCGATCCCGACTGAAACGATGCCAACATTCACAATAACTTTGGTTTTACCACTACGAACCCTGTCAAACATTTCCTGCCGTTGTTCGTCTGGTGTATTGCAATCAACATATTCGGCTAAATAACCATGACTATTAAATTCATCACAGATATGCCTAGCATGAGACTGAGAACTGGCAAAAATAACAGTGCTTTTATCTCGTGCTAAACGATGCCAGTTATCAAATATGTCACCGATCAGCTTAGGTTTGTCCATCACATCACCGAGCTGTGACTCTCTCCAGTCACCGTCTTTGCCTAGCAATAATCCACTTAAATCAATGTCAGGACGGGCGTAATACTTCAATGGCGATAAAAACCCAAGTTCTGTTAATTTACCCAATGTCACTGTCTCAACAATCGCATCGTAAAATAATCCTAAACTTTGCTTATTAGGTGCTACCGGTGTCGCTGAGAAACCTATAACAAACGGATAACGAGCAAATAATTCCAGCTTCTTAGGTGTAAACTGCAAGTGCATCTCATCAACAATGAGACAATCACCTTCTATAAACTTCAATGTTTCAGCAGCCATCCTTGACGTATATGTATCAATACTCACTATCTGGCATCTAGGCATAAGAAACGGCTTAACTCCGCTCATTACTACGCCATGATTAATGCCCCAACCAGTGAATGAATCACTTAGTTGCTTCACTAATGACCGTCTTGGTAACACAATCACAACACGCTGAGTACCAGACTTCTTCTCTAATAAAGATGCTACTAACTCGCCAATCATGATGCTCTTACCGCTACCGGTAGGCGCACAAGAAATAATCCGTCTATTGCCCAGCATGGCTGATGCTCTTATGGCATCATTCTGTACTTGCTGATATTCTCTTAAAATCATATAATTACCCCGTTGTTATAGA